AAAGAACGAACTCTCCCACGTATAGCCTGCTCCTGTGATAATCTTATCAATGTACTCACGAACGAACAAAGCAGGTCTAAAAGCCTTATACTGCCAATCCTTTTTACTTACTGAAACCTGACCATAGTCAATAAGCGGATAGAAGTAACCGCTACCATCTACTTGATTCCAAGAGTTAGTTATATTGGTTACATTCCAAACGTGATTATACGCAGAGAAATCTAAATCCTCTATTTTACCATTTGCGATAGCAGAAACAAACCCACCAAGCTCACCGAATACCGCACACTCGTACTCTATGCTTCCGTTGTCGATAATTATCTCAAGTAGTCGGATAATACCTTTGAAGATTTGTATCTTATCTACATACACAACACAAGCAGCAGACTTGGCTGCGTTGAAGTTGTAACCCACGTTATCGGCTGTAGGATTGTAGAAGTTACTATTACCGAACTCGAAGATATGCCCGAATAGTTTGTTATTAGTTGCATTACCTGGGATTACAATTGTTTTAGAAAAGTTAGTATTCCGAGAAGAGAAGTCCTTAACATCATCGATATTATAGGTAAACTCTGCTGAGATATCCTTGTAAAGGTCAAGTTGTTGATTCTCTATGTAGATTTCAGTTCTCATCGGTATTGGCTAAATTCTTTACTACCAAATTCAATATCTAATTCAAGATTATATACCTTATCGACATAGCGATTCTTTTGAGTCCATTGACTTGTACTAATCTTAACAGGAATAAATGTACCTCCATTCTCCATATAGACTTCAGGAGATGCTATAAGGTCTCTTATCCAAGTGTAATCGGTAAGACTAAGCCAGTCGCTCGTTAGCTTATAGGTGATAGTCTGCTGAGTATTAAACTGAACAGAGCCTCCGTTAAATACGTTGTACTGATTCCATCTGAACATATCTGAAGAGCGATACTGCCACTCTGCTTGCTCAAAGGATTTACGCTCTATGTTTCTACTCTCACGATTAACGAGAGTGAAGATCATAGTATCGTATCCACCTACTGAGTTAAGGAAGTGCAGAGGAATATGCGTATGTCGAGGTTGACATATCTTTGTAACTGTTACCTCATCAAAGTAATCTCCTGTAGTGTCGTTAAAGAATTTAACTACGTATGATTCTGTAGCTGATGTGATAAAAGAAGAGCCTAAGTATGTATTAAGTGCAGTAGGTGAAATATCGAATACTACAATATCTGAGATTGAGATTATAGGTCCGTTAGATTGCGTATTGCCATTACTTCTGATTACATCTACTCTCCAATCGATAGGAGTATTAATGTCTGTATTCTGTAGAGTAATAAATAACCTATTCCCTGTCTGATTAGTTTGCAGTTGTGTTTTATCTCGCTTGGTTAATAGGTATCCTAAATACTGACCTTGATACCAAGTACCATCAAATGCAGCTTTACCTGTTGTGATATTCGGATAGTAGTTAAACGCATCTCGCTCATCCTCTCCTAAGTTAGTGTATAAAGTACCTCCGTACTCTTCTCCGAATTGAATCGTATAGTTAACTCGATTTCCTGAACCTATGTAATTAAACGCAGTCTGAGAAGTTGCAGGCTGAAAATAACTCGCCCAATAGTTTCTAATTATCGGTGCTACGTTGAATAAGCCTTTGTTGGTAGTAGGCTGAGGGAATGATTTTATTCTCGCTACCAATACTGAATTAATATACACATCAAAGACGTACTTAAAGTTACTCTGTCCTGTGTTCGTTGAACTCGCTACATACCACATATCCTCGTGAAAGGATTGGTAATTGTTAGGAGCGTTATCTAATGTTATTGCCATTTCTTATGTTTATTACTACTTCTCTTCCTATTATTTTAGCTACTGCATCATTAAACTCTTTACCGAAAGCGAACTGACCTGCTTTATCAAAGAAGCCTGTTTTTTTAAGACCCTTCCGCTTGATAGAAACAGATACCGCATACGCAAGAGATTTAATTTTACTGCTTTCACTTACCATCTTAGATAGACGTTTCCGCTTCCGTTGTACTGGAGATAGATTCTTTTTTTGGTCTTCGTTTCTCGATGCTATGTTATTTCGCTTCAACCATCCTTCGATAGCATTACGTAAACCTCCTACACGCTCATTCTTAAACGAATAGGGACTATCCGATGGACTACCTGAGCGAGTACCTTTTACTCCCTTATTAACGAAGTCATAGTATTTAGCTGCTTTAGAGCCTGCAGGATAACCGACAGTTATACTTACTGAACCTGCCCCTGCCTGTACCTCTCCGCTATCTATATCGCTTGACAAAGCACCTGTATCTACCCGACCCGACTCGTTTAGATTCTCCTTAACCTTAATAATGAAATTAGCTGCACTTAATACGAGCAGCTTCTCAATACCTTCTAACTTTTCTACATCAGTAAAAGCGTTCTTACTCTGACCCTTTGAGTCTAAGTAACTCAGTACCTCATCCTGTAATTGTTTAACGGACTTTGCCATTGGCTTTCTTTAACTGCTCTGCTTCGTACTCGTTTTTCGCTTTGAGGTAAGAAAGGTCGTTAAGGAATTGGATTGTAGGAATATCGTAAACCTCTTCCATCGTGATTCTCTCGAACTCAGCCACCAATGAGGCTTGATAAATCCATCCAAAGTCTCGCATAAAGTTTGATACAGAACCTCTGCTTGGTACTTCGTCAAGCTCTTCTCCATCATCTCTGCTACCAAATAATCCTTCGAAGCCTTTATCCAATTCCTGTAAACGAGACAAAAAAAAACCACGCTTCCGAGTACCGCAGTTATAGGAGCTTCCAACAAATCCTGAGCGTAGTCCTCGTGCTTGCTCGCATCGTACTTATCTACCTTCCACCCGAAAAGGGTTTTCTTCATAGGCATAACCATACAAGCACCGATTCTATGTAGGTTAGCGTTAACATCTTTAGCAAAGTACTTGCTCTCGATATAACGAGCAGCAGGAATCTTACGCACATCGTAGATACACTTGTAGCGTTTCTTACCTACCTTAATAAACTTCTGAGGCTCAGGCTTTATCTCTTCGTGAATGAAATCGATAGACTTGAGAAGTGGGTTTAACTCACCGAGAGGCATCGAATCTATTTGATACTCAGTCATCCCTTTGAGGATAGCCACGCATTTAACTGCTAAGTCTAACTCAGTTAAGTCTTTAGATTTCGTGAACAAATCCACGATTTGCTGCCATTGAAATACGTTTACGTTTTTCCAAGTCATATTCATAAATAGATATTTTTAGAGTTGTGTCCTATGCGTCTTATAGTAAGCAAATATGTTTACTTTTGAGCCGAATAAGTAACATTATCAGCTCACGTTCGCTGTTTGCAAACCTCAAGCAAAGCTATACCTACCTTGACCTGAGTTACGAGTATAGTGATGCCAAGCAAGAGCCAAACTCATAACGCAGTCATCGTGAAAGCCAGGAGGAGCGGAGTATCTTACCCCTGTAGCGGTGTACTGATACTCGAATACCTCTAACTCGTTTACTATATTCCCTTCAGGGTAAGTTATCTTTCTTTGCTGAATCGCTGAGGATAATCCCTCCATTAGCTGCTGCTTACTCGTAGAACTGAATTTGAAGCCATTTATAGCCAATCCTTCGCGTTGTAAATCTTCGAAGATAGGGTCACCTACCCCAGTGCTATCTATCAAAATAGGGGCTTTATTTAGGCTTAGAATCGTTTGCTTTGTTTGTCTCCAATCCTTCTGAAACCTATCGAAATGACAGACAGAGCCATTTCGGTCGAGTCCGATAATCACAGTCCAATCCACCGCTTTAGCTAAGTCCACTCCGTACACTATCGCAGGTTCGGGAGATATGGGGAAAGTACATTGCTTGATGTATGAAGAACCGAATGGGTTAGATGAGTTCTCAGCAGGGTTCGCCATATACTCTTGCTCAAATACTACCTCAGGGAGTTGTGTGCGTGCATCATCTATCTCGCCCTTATCTATGTAAGGATTATCGTATGTGGTAAATCGGAAAGCTTCCCAATCGGGTTCGCCTCCCTTTAAGAATAGAGAGTAGAAGAAGTTCTTACCCTTCGGAGTCGATAGGAATATAGCTCGACCTTTGTAGTCGGTTAAGGTAGGTCGGATAGAGTTAAGCCACCCATCTTCGAGGTTAGGAATAAACGAAGCCTCATCCACTACAACGAGGTGAAACTTTCTACCACGAAGGTTATCGAGTCTCTCACCTGTAAAGAAATCCACCGAGCCACCGTTCGGGAACTTAATTGTGAGTTCTGATTTGTTGGATTGAAACGGAACTGCTTGAGTTAACCGCTCAAAGAATACTCTGGCTAATTGATAGGTAGGAGTGATGTACGCTACATTCTTTCCGAGTAGTGCGTTCGTTATGATCTCTATTTGGCTTAACTCTGACTTCCCGAATCTTCGCCCACACATTACAACACGAAACCTCGATTGTGAGTCGAGGATTTTCTGTTGGTTAGTATGTGGCTGAGGAAGTTCAAGCCTCATAGAATAGTTTTACCCTGTACGAATACTACCTCGATTCGAGAGTCTGTACTAACCTGCTGCGTTTCTTTTGGCTTTCCGTATACACGAGTCAAGAGAGTCTCAACCGAATACAGGCTACCTTTCTCCAGGCTTTTCTTCATTGCGTTGGCTATGGTCTTTTCTAATATCGTAGCCTTCGGGTTATCCCATACCTCCTTTAGTTCATCCAAGTCCATCTGAAGCATAGTCTGTATAGTATCGTTGATCTCGGATAGCTTGTATCCTTGTTCTCTAAGTAGCGTTACGTATTTCTTAGGTCTCCCGTTTGGATTCCTTACCTCTCCCTTCTTAGCCGGTATTAAGTTCTGTTCGTTTGCCATTTCTCTTTATTCCTTCTAATTTATTGAGCGGATAGGTCGGAATTGAACCGCCATCCCTGACTTGGAAAGTCAGTGCATTACCATTATGCTATATCCGCTTGTTTCTTTGGATAAGGCTTAGCTAACTTATTACACATAGATAGCAAATTCTTATCTAATGGATAAATGTATTTATATTTTCCGCTTCTTTTTCTCTTTGGCAATTTGATAAGAAAATCTCTACCATAATCATTCAATGTTCTATCGTGTCTCCATTTGCCATTAAAATAATAATCAATTCCTGAGCTTTCGCTTTCACCTACAAAATACCAATTTGTTGCTTGATAAATTGTACCATAATGATCTTGACCTTTATCAGCATAGCTTATCAGTAATTTTACTGATGGACAGGATTTTCTTAAAAGCCTTATTGCTATACTCATAGCTTTTGAAGTGCTTTCTTGCTTACCATTCAATGCCATTCTAACTAATTCTGCATATTGACCAAATTTTAATCCATAAGGTGTACCCATATTAGCTGATGCACCTCCACTAAAAATGATAACTCCACACCATTCATTTTTATCATTAAATACTGAATATCCTAATGGTTTAGCTCTTGTAGATGGTATAGCTTTAGAATAATGAAAGTTCATACAAGCATAAACTATTGCCTTATGTGATGCTTTCTCTAATCTCATATCTCTCCTGCTGAAACTGAAAAATAGGCTTTCGGATATTTTCTATCTATCAATTCTCTTATATCTATTTCAGCCTGTTGTAAATCTTCCACAGCTTGGAAAGTAATTTTCATAGTAGGAGGCTTATTCTTTTCTTCTCCTATTAACTCATCTTCTGAAGGTGGGATAGCAAAACCTGGTATATCTAATCCCCACTCTTGTAGCTTTTCTGTCTCCCAGTTATTCGCAAGGTCATTCCAATCCCACTCTCCGAATCCTACGTTATCCTTAATGATAAACTCCTTCTGCTGCTCTTCGGTTAGGTTACTTGCTTTGATAACAGGTACTTTATCGAGTCCTGCTTCCTTACAGGCTTTGAGTCGCATATTACCTCCGAGGACAACCATATCCTCATTAACTACGATAGGTCTTAATTCAAGCATCTCAGGAAACTCCTTAATGCTTTGCACGA